CGTAGTTGGAAACTTGACTCTCACATTCGACGAAGCCCAGAACCGCGGCCTCGACCTCGCCAACGTGGACATCATCATCATCGTGTCGCGCATGAACGAAAGAGGAGCACAAGACAGACTCGACGGATTCCTCGCCGGTACTGGCGCGGGAAGTATCAAAGCCGCACTCACCACGAACCTCACTCTCGGCGGAGCGGTCGCAACTCTCCGCGTCGTTCGTGCCGCACCGATTACACTCGAAGTTTCGGGCGTAACATTCTTCGCGTACCAATACGAAGTCGAACTCTACGGATAGAAAGCAGAACCCAATGGACTACAAGATCATTCACCCAATCACGCTCGGCGAACCCGGCGACAAAATCTCAGAGGACCAACTTCTAGAGGCGGGCGTCAACATTGACGCGCTAATCTCTAGCGGTCATCTAGAATCAACCAAGACGGTCACCAAGACCGTCTCAGAGCCCAAGGAGTAATCATGGCCCAATACATCCCAATGACTCAGGTCACGGTGAACTCCGTGGTCCTCGACTCAAAAATAGTCAGCGCCGTTCTAGTAAATTCAAAAGAATCTCAGGACGTCACAACACAGGCCGACACCGCCCGAAAATTCGCCGCCGGTCTCATCAACCTCACGGTCACAATCGAAGTCCAACTCGACCAAGCGGCCGCAAACACGACCGCCACTCTCGAAGCACTCGTCGGATCAACAACCACTCTCGTCCTCATTCCCGCCGCCGGTGCCGTCTCAGCGACGAACAGGCGATACACCGTGACCGGTGCTTATCTCGAGACGTTCAACAGTATCGACGGATCCTTGGGCTCGATTGCAACCACCCAAGCCGTATTCACAGGAGGCACCCTCGCCATCGCGAGCGTCTAATTCATGATCCCGAACACGAAAATCACCGTCACGCACACAGACGGAACGACCGGGACATATCCCGTGACTCCGTGGATCATCGACCAATGGGAAAAAATGTCTGGCTCGTCTTGGTTTCGGACAATCCAAAACATCTCAGAAATGGACGCCGGGAACATGAACCTCCTCGCGTTCATCGCCGAACGACAAGCGGGAATCCCCGTCGCCGCATGGCGCGAAGCGTTCATCCAATCACTCGCCTCTATCCCGATAATCGAGTTGGCAGACGACCCAAAAGAAACCCCAGAGAGTTCAACCGCTTCATCTGCCAACTAGCAGTCGCCACCGGTATCCCACCGAAGGCACTCCTCGAGGAAGATATTGACACGCTCAACAACCTCGTCGACGTCCTCAAAGAACAAAACCAAAAGAGATAAAGAAATGGCGCTCAACAAGTATCAGAAACAAGCCGCCGCCGATTATCGCGCCGGGGTCCTTGGAGATCGTGGAGGCAAGATTGAAATCGACGGTCTCCGTCAAGTTCAAAAGGCCCTCAAAGACGTCTCAAAAGAATCCCGCGACGACATGAAAGAAACTCACCGTCAAGCCGGACAAATCATCGTCGACGCCGCGACGCCACTCGTCCCGGTCCAATCTGGCGCACTCTTGGCGAGCATCAAATCAGCACCACTACAACGCCAAGGACGCGTCCGTCTCGGGTCCGCTTCGCTTCTCTATGCCGGCCCGATCCACTTCGGATGGCCAGCGCGAAACATTGCACCCAATCCATTCGTCTACGAAGTCCTCGACGGTCGGCGCGGCGAAGTGTCCAAACTCTACGAACAACGAATCAACGAGATCATCAAGAAGAACGACCTAGAGTAGAATCGCGCCATGGCCAAAGCGATCAACATTGTCATCTCCGGCAACGCCGCCCCACTTCGTAAGGCCCTCGACGAGACCGATGACCTCTTCAAAAAATCCTTCGGAGGAATCGAAAAGGTAGCGCTCGCCTCAGCCGCCGCCATCGCCGGCGCGGGAGCTCTCGCGTTCTCAGCCATCCAAGACGCCGCCGACCTTGGCGAAACCCTCTCGAAAGTCGGCGTCTTATTCGGAGACACGGCGGACGAGATTGAAAAGTTCGCCGACGGTGCCGCCCGCTCTCTTGGCCTCACAAAACAAGCCGCTCTCGACGGTGCCGCCACGTTCGCCACATTCGGAAAATCTGCCGGACTCACCGGAAAGGATCTCTCGGGATTCTCGACCGAGTTCTTGTCACTCGCCGGAGACCTTGCCTCGTTCAACAACACGACACCCCAACAAGCCATCGACGCCATCGGATCAGCCCTTCGAGGCGAAGCCGAACCTCTCCGCAAGTTCGGAGTCCTCCTGGACGACGCCACACTCCGCCAAAAGGCCCTCGAACTCGGCATCGTCAAAACAACCAAAGACGCCCTCACACCTCAACAAAAGGTCCTCGCCGCTCAAGCGGCCATCTTCGAACAGACAGGCGCGGCGCAAGGAGACTTCGAGCGAACATCGGACTCACTCGCCAACAAACAAAAAATCCTCCAAGCCGAGTTCGCCAACGTCAAAACCGAAATCGGAACCGCGCTCATCCCCGCGTTCACCGTCCTCGTCGACATTGTCTCAGACAAGATTCTCCCCGCGTTCAAAGCGTTCTCCGACTTCGTTGGCGGCTTCGGTGACACCATCGAGAAAGATGGCGTCTCAAACGCCATCGGCGGCGCGTTCGATAACGCCGTGAAGTACGTCCAGACCGTCGCGCTCCCCGCCATCTCCGACGCACTCTCAAAAGTCGGGGCCGCGCTCGTGGCATGGATTGGTCCTCGGATTATGCCAATGCTCAAAGCACTCGGAGACTTCCTCGCCGAAGCCGCCAAATATCTCATCGAAGTCGGAGTCCCGGCATTGCGCGACAAACTCATCGAACTCGGCTCCGCGCTCATCGACTGGATTGAACCAAGAATCCCCGACCTTCTCAAAAACCTTGGAAAGTTCCTAGGCGCGATGTCGTTCTACATCATCACCGTGGTCGTGCCGGGACTCGTAGAAACCGCCGTCAAACTCGCCAGCGCCCTAACCGGTTGGGTAATCCAGATAGCGCCTGAAGTCATCAAAGGACTCGGCCTCATGGCCCTAGAAATCATCAAAATCATCCCAGACCTAGCCGGGAAACTTGGCTCAAAGTTCCTCGAGTTGGGCTTGTCACTCGGCAAGTCAATCGGAAACGGCATGATCGACGGCGTGAACCTTGCGATCGACGCAATCGCGAACCTAGCCCTCGGACCCGCCGGTCGTCTCCTCTTCGGGAAGATTGACATCCCCAACATTCCACACCTAGCCAACGGCGGCATCGTCACCGGCGGCGCGACTCTGGCCATGATCGGCGAAGCGGGACCCGAAGCCGTGATCCCTCTCAACCGTCTCGGAAACATGGGCAACACCTACTCAATCACCGTCCAAGCGGGCGTCGGAGATCCTCGAGAAATTGGCCGTCAAGTAGTCGACGCGATCAAACAATACGAGCGGACCGCCGGACCCGTCTTTCAGGCGGCCTAAATGTCAAACATCGCCCCCGCGATTGTCGAGATCGAGTTCAACACCTCGTCGACTCTGCTCAACTTCACACTCAACGACGCCACAAAAGGAGTCCTCAACGGTACGACGTACCTCCTCGGCGGAGTCGTGTTCGTTGACGTCACAGACCGCGCCTATTCAACCTCAATCACCCGAGGCAAGAACCAAGCCCTCGGCCGATACAACGCGGGAACGTGTGTCGTCGTGCTCGATAACGAGTTGGCAGAGTTCGACCCGACAATCCCCGCACCACCGACCACGACATACCCCTACGCCGGCCAGATCATCCCCGGCCGACGCCTACGCGTCACCGTAGGAACCGAACTCATCTTCTTCGGAGTTGTCCAAGATTGGGATCTGGCGTACCCACTCGACAAACGCGCCACCGCGTCCGTTATGGCCGCCGACGCGTTCAGCCAACTAGCCAACCGCTCTCTAGCGACGACAACATTCGGATCGAACCTTTCGTCCGTCATGCTCTCCGCCGTTCTTGACACCGCCGAAGTCGCGTTCGACCCGGCGCGGCGAGACATCACCACCGGCATCACCACGCTCCAATCGACGACGGTCACGGTCGGCCAAAACGCGCTCACATTCCTCCAGCAAATCGAAGCATCCGAACCGGGCTCTCTGTTCATCTCAAAAGAAGGATTCCTCACATTCCGATCGAGGCGCTACAACCCGACCTACTCGGGAGCAATCACCATCACCGACGACGGGACAAGCATCACGCCGCGAGACATCGGCGTCGAATACGGCTCCGAGCTCCTCTACAACCGGGCGTCAATCACGCGCACCGGCGGAACAACTCAAGTCACCGACAACGCCACATCCCAAGCCTCGTATGGCATCTTCGCCTACAACGAGGAAGGGATGCTCATGTCAACCGACACCGTCGCGCTCTCGTTCTCCCAGTATTACGCCAACACGTTCTCCGAACCCGTGTTCCGACCTCGTCTCGTCTCGATTGACATGGCCGCACAAACGGGAAACAACCAAGGACTCGTCGCCGCGCTCGACATCGACGACCTCGTCCTCATCAAGTTCACGCCACCGGGCGGAATACTCATCTCGAAATACATGAACATTTCAGGAATCAAACACCGAATCTCACCCGCGTCGCACGTCCTCGAGTTCGACCTAATCGACGCCGAAGAACAATCTCTCGTCTACGGCGACGCGGCCATCTCTCCAACCCTTCAACCGTTGTCTCTACTAGACTCAAACCGTTACGGCTTCTAGGAGGAACAAATGGCGTCAGGATATCGAGCGTTCGTCGCCGCGACCGTATTGGATGCGGCAGATCTGACCGATTATTGCTCATCTCAGGCCGTCATGCGATTCGCTAACGCCGCCGCCCGTGACGCCGCTCTCACCGTCTCTATCGTCACGGAAGGCATGGTCGCCTACCTCATCGACACGAACGTCCTACAAGTCAACACGGACTCAACGACCTCCGGTTGGAAACAGTATTACCCCGCAATAACCGCCAGCATCACAGACGGAAACATCACCAATGCGAAGATGGCGTCCGCTTCTGTCTCGTCGTCAAACATCATCGACGCGACCATTGTCGGCGGAGACATAGCGGCCGCGACAATCACCGGGTCGAACATTGCCACCGGCACGATCACTAGCGGAAACATTCTTGACGCCACCATCACCGGGTCCGACATCGCCTCTGGCACAATCACATCGGCGAACATTCTCGACGGAACCATCGCGCCCGGAGACTTGGCGGCGGGAACCTTCACCATCTCGATCTCTGGAAACGCCGCCACCGCCTCCGATTCCTCACTCCTCGACGGATACGACTCCAACGCCAACGCCACCGCGAACACGATCGTCCTACGCGACGCCGGCGGAGGAATGTTCGGGACCGAGTTCAAATCCACCACGGCGACCGCCGGCTTCGACTTCTACTCCACGGGAACCCATACGGGAATTGGCGCGAACAATGCTCGAGTCGTCAACTCTGGAACCGTCTACTCTCAACTCGTCACCTCGGCGCGGACCGTCCTCATCAACTCAGCCGGCACACTCGGAACCTCCGTCTCATCCCGCCGATACAAAGACGACATCCAAATCCTCACGACCGACGCCGACACGATCCTCCAACTCAACCCGGTCACGTTCTTCTACAAACCCGAACTCTACGAAGAAGGACAAGAACGAGTCCTCGAAGTCGGTGTCATCGCCGAACAAGCCGCCGACCTCGGACTCGAACAACTTGTCTCACGAAACGCCGCCGGTGAACCCGACGCGATTTTCTACGAGAAACTCTCTGTCTATCTCCTCAAGGTATGCCAGAGTCAACAAACCCAACTCGACGCGCTCTCAGCCCGTCTGGATGCGATAGGAGCCTAAAATGGCAACACCGACAAGCCTCCCCGCGACCGTCTCCGTAGGTGATTTGGCAACGGCCGCCTATGCCAACGACATCCGAGGCGCGTTTCGGATCCTCCAAGTAGTTCAAGGAGTGACGAATACTCCCGTTAGTAGCAGTACAACGACCTACGTCGATAGCGGTCTCAGCGCAACCATTACGCCACAATCATCCTCTAGCAAGATTCTTGTCCTAGTCAATCAAGTCGGCGGCGACAAGAACTCGGCCAACGTGAACAACGCCATCAACCTCCGTCTAGTTCGCGGCGCGACTCAAATTGTTCTCATTGCTCACTCTGCCGGGTACACCGCAACGGCCCTCAACCTACGAATCGCGGCGATGAGTACGTGTTTCCTAGATAGTCCCGCTACAACATCGGCGACAACATACAAGACACAATTCTTCAGCAACTCCGGAGTCAGCGGTTGCTCCCTCCAAATTGGCGGAGACCTTTCCACAATGATCCTCATGGAGGTCTCAGCATGACGCACCAAGAACTCAATCAACTTCTTCTCGACGCAGGCTTCAATACTGGATGGGCATTGTCAGGCGACACCCTAATCCTCTGGGAACACGACACAGAACCACCCGCACCGCTCACACGACCAAGCGAGACTCCAGAATGAAACGCCTCGCCCTAGTTAGCGTCTTGTTAGTCGCCCTTACAGGATGCGCGGACCGCTTCCGCTACTCATGCCAAGACCCCGCCAACAATAACAAAACCGAATGCCAATGTGAACAAAGCACCCGCACAAAGAACAAAGCCCTCGGCGCGATCGAGTCGGCAATAACCACCACCACCCTCAAAGAAATAGTCGGATTTGATTGCTAATGAAACTCAGGCCAAGACTCACAAACGAAGAAATCAAAGCGCGTCTAGTGCTCGTTGTCGGCGTAGGACTCACGATCGTATTCGTCATGTCCATCGGCTTCATGCTCTACGGACTCCAGTTCGTTACGCAACCTAGAACCATGGCCGAGGCGGACCGGGAGGCCTATTCGACCCTATCGCCGCTCCTCATGTCCCTCTCTGGCGGCCTCTTGGCGCTCCTCAGCGCGAACGGGCTCCGAGATAAACCCAAAGACCCACCAACACCACCAACGACCGGTCCAACACCATGACAAACACGAAACGCCCGTACACAGGCTTCGACACAATCGCGACGGCCACACACCCGGCCGCCAAAAAACTCTCCGACCTTCTCCATCTCCGCTACGGCACGACGTACATGGGCGGACTCGTTGTTCGTGTCATGCGATCAGCACCCGCCACGATTCAGAAACTCGACGTCACAAACCCCGCCAACGCCGCCAAGGTCAAGCCCTACATGAGTGTCCACGCCAGCGGGCGAGCCGTTGACACCGGAAGTCAGGACCCCAAGATTCTCGAAGCCGTGTTCAACTTCCTCGTCGACAACGCGGACGAGCTGTTCATCGAAGAGGTCCATCAGTACAACTACAAAGCCAAAGGCGCGACAAAAGCATGGGGCCGTGGATTCCGTACTTCTCGCTCCACGAGCAAGGACCGAGGCATCAAGGAATGGAACGCTCAAGACAACGGCGGCTCCGCCGGCGGCCTTTGGTGCCACTTCGAGGTCTCCCCCCAAGCCGACGCCGCGACCCTAGAAAAAAACTTCCGAGCCATCCCCAAATCTTGAACCAATCACCAACGACCGCGACTTGGACAGACGCGACCGTTGACATAGCCCAACATCTAGTCATTCTCGTCTGGATGCGATTATGAGAAGCCCGCGTCAATTCTTCATGACGCGGGCTTCTGTGATACTTGACTTACGACTTCGAGTTCCCTAATGTCAAACCCGTCGGAGTCCAAGCCGACAGAAACGAGAACATCATGGCCGACTACACCGACAGAATGGCCGACTACGTTGACGTAGCCGAACGAATCCGAACCTTCCGAGACAAACATCCAGACGGCTCACGCCAACCCGCCGACCCGACCAAGCCTTACGAAATCATCACAATCGGCGACAAGACGTTCGTCGTCTATGTCGCGGCCGCATACCGAACACCCGACGACACCCGCCCCGGTATCGGAACGGCATGGGAAATCTTCCCGGGACTCACTCCGTACACCAAAGGATCGGAAGTTCAGAACGCCGAGTCGTCGGCGTGGGGTCGAGCCATCGTTGCCAGCCTCGCCGCCGACACCAAGAAGATCGCATCCCGTGACGAAGTCGCGGCCCGGAGAGCAGAACGAGACCAACATCCCGCATCCGTCCCCGCCAAGCCCGCGCCCACGGTCCCCGCCAAAGCCTCTCAGACGGTCCCTAGCGTCGTCACAGACTCAGCGCGTCCACTTGCCACCCAAGCCCAAATCGGAAAGATTAGAGCCCTCTACAACGCGCTCGGAAAACTCCCACCCGGCAACGTACAAATCGGAGAGATGTCGAAACAAAGCGCGTCAATGCTCATCGAACAACTCATCGAAGAACAACAGGCGAAACAATGAACGGCTCCGAACTCTTCGACTACATGATCGTTCTCTTCGTCGTCATTGCGCTCCCGACGTTCTTCTTGTCGGTCCTTGCGGAATGGGCGCGAAAGAAAGACCGAAACAAATGAACGACTACCCAAGACTCCAAACGGTCCGGTGCGCAATCTGTGACACCGAAATCACGCTCATCATCGAGCTCGTGATCCGTACACCACTCATCCGAGACGGACTCAACCCACTCCCATTCGACCCCGAACCCACGGTCCTCTCTGGATGCCATCACTTCTACGACCGGGAGCGCGATGACGACGAAGAGGACGATCATGTAGTCGAAGAGTTCGGAGCCGTTCATTGTTTCGCCTGTTGTTCTTCGAT